TAACGCATAATGTCGCACACCCACATAGGTATGTAAATAATTTAGCTAACATATTCTAGTTTCTCCATTTATTATTTTTATTTCTAAACCATCTGTCTCGGCAAAGTATTTCCACTCTGAAAAGAACTCGTGATTATTGTCGATGTACAGGGTAGTTGGATCTATCATACATCTATCTTTTAGATCTTTATACTCTAAGTATGCGGAGTATTCTTCATCGGAATACTCATCAAGAGTATCAAGTGCATCTATTTCTTTTGGCATTGTACCTCCTTCATATCTAACCAATTATTACCTATTTTAAGTTCAGTGTCAAGCGGAACATTAAAATCAATATTGTAATACTTTTTTAATGCAGGTATTACATCTGCAGTGCCCTGGTTAAATATATCACTCATCACATCTTCTTCACCAGGATAAACATCAGCAACTATAGAATCGTGAACTGTGTTTACAAGTAAACTTTTTACCTTCTTATCTTTCATAAGATTATAAATATTAATACAAGCAAGTGGAACAATATCAGCTGTAGCAAAACCTTGCACAGGATAATTTTTTATCTGTGTACCATATGTAGATCCACCCCAAGGTGTTCTCTCTGCATATGGAAAAGCATATTGCCTACCAGTTGGTAAACTTATCTGTTTAAATCTTATTGCTTCTGATTGCAGTTTCTCATGCCAAGTTTTAATATCCTTATACTTTTCTAAAAATTTAGAGTAATATCTTTTCTCATCTTCTGTACCAGTTACACCGCCATACAAAGGTTTAAATGTATGTGCCTTTGCATCTTGCCTTGATACACCTATAATATCTGCAGTGTATTGGTGCACATCTATTTTATTTTTTATATCTTCCATACCTTGTTTATCTTGTGCTAGATAAACTGCTGTTCTAAATTCTAACTGTGCAAAGTCTATCTCAAGTATACTACCTTTATCAAATCTAGATGTAACAACTTTACGAATAGGAAATGTTTTACCTCTAGGTTGATTCTGAAAGTTAGGATCTCTACTAGATAATCTACCTGTAGCCGTAACTCCCTGCATAAACTTAGGATGTAAGAAACCTTTCTCATTAGTAAAATTTTTTAATCCATCAACAAAAGTATTTAAATAAGTATCAACTGCATTATGCCTAACTATTGCATCTATAAATTCTTTAAACTCTCCCTCAGCTTCTGATGCTATCTTACTCAAAGTAATCTTATCAGTTCTAAATCCAGACTCTGCTACATCATACACACTTCTAGGTCTCTGTCTAAAACCTGCATACTTTGCCATCTCTGTATATACATATCCATCACCATCACAATCAGAACACTTAGTATAATTTTTATATGGGCTACCATCTTTCTTTATTCTTTTTATTACACCCTTACCTTTGCAAGTAACACACTGCTGTGCAATTGTTTTATAAATCTTTTCTACATTATTATCTACTAGGTTTCTAAACTGAACTCTAGAATAGTTAGGTCTTCTTTTATTCTTGCCTGTGCTTTTATCAATACCAATATTAAATATCTTACACCACTCTTTCTTATCTTTAGGTTTTACAGAATAAATTAGCCAAGATAATTGTTCTGGACTAGATAAATTAATCTTAGTATCTCCCATCTGTTTATATACTATCCTATCTATCTTCTGTTTTAGATATGCAAACTCTGCTCTGTATTCTCTCTCAACATTATTTAGATCTTCTAAATTTATATTGATACCATTTCTTTCCATGTCACATAGAACAACAAGAAACTCATTCATCATCTTAGCTGTCATCAACATATCTTTATTCTTATCTAATCTAAAGTCTGCCATTTGAGAATCAAATAGTTTTCTAGTTATCTGAACATCTATCTTGCCATACTCCTCTACAACATGTGCAGGAATATTCTCGAATGATATACCTCTATCCATGTATTCTTTTATACTACTATCCTTAGATCCTATCTTTCTTCTACGACAAGACATCTCTAGTGTTAAACTTTTTCTTATACCTCTATTAAGTATATACTCCCCCAACATAGTATCATAAACTCTACCACTGTATTTAAATCCAGATTCTAATAACCACATCAAATCAAATTTAATATTATGTCCAACAAGTAAAGTTGTCTTATCTAATATATCTTGTATCTCATGAAAGCATCCTTTGTCCACTCTCTCACTATGGTTAGTAAAAAAATATTTATTATTTATACCCACACTAACTAATATATTATCCTCATGAAAAGGTGATGGATCATAACCACCATTCTCATTTCTTTGCCAAGATGTCTCTACGTCTACTGTTGTTATCATACCTCGTACCTACTTATACTTCTTCTAATGGTACACACAGGTTCACCATGATAACCATTTATTTTATTCTTACTAATACATAATGTTCTTATTTTATTTTCTGCATCTGTATTTGCATTTCTACCTATACCAATAATAAGATCAGCCTCAGCTGCCTTACCAGTTTTAGAGTTTTCCATTTGATCAAATGATATACTATTTCTATTGTGTGCATCAGCTGATGCCTGTGATATTGCAATCACTGCACAGTTTCTACGTTTGGCTATCTCCCTAACACTTGTATATATCTGTCTTAGTTTCTCATCTGTTCTTGCATAAGTTCCTTTAACATTAATCTTATCTAACTGATCTATAACAATTATATCTGGTTTGTTCTTCTCACAGTGTGCATCTATATCATCCATAGACCAATCAACTGTATCAAACATAAATAGATTATCTTTTATACCACTCCATTTTATCTGTGCAGATGATTTATTTTCTAATATCTCATCCCTAGTCATACCTGTATAAGCTGATATTGCTCTTATCTGAGTTCTTATTGCGGGTTCTTCATTAATAAATGCATGTACCTTTGCACCCTGTGCACAAAATCCATCTGGTGCTGCACATAAACTAACCCAGAAAGCTGTCTTACCTGTCTCTGGTCTAGCAAATGCTATCATAAGATTACCACCACCAATACCACCAACATTAGTTTTTAATACTGGTATATTAAATTTCCATCTAGTTGTAACATTTAAAAGATCTATTACTTCAGATATCTCTTTCGTAACTGCGGGTGCTTTATCCTCTGTGATACTAGTCTTGTGTTTATCAATCATGCTAACTATCTCTGCAAAGTTAGCTTCCTTACCATTAAATATCTCTGTTGCCTCTATACCTATTCTTTGTGCTAGATCTCTATCAGATAATATTCTTAATATATCTTTAGCTACTTCTTTATTAGGTTCTTGAACTTCTTTTATATCTTCTACTAATTCACTAAACTTTTCTTTCGCAGCACGTGTAAGTGCAGGATTAAATCTAACAGTATGTAAGGAATAAAGATCATCAACTTTTATATCATCATCATACTCCTCATGTGCTTTCTGAACTGTCTCATACAAAGAGTTAATATCACCACCAAAAACTGTGGGAGACAATATACTTTTATTCTGTGTATAAAAATTTTTATTAAGCATAAGCCTAATCATTTGTTTTTCTATCACTACCAAACTCCTTTCTTAATGCCATATCTATCGCATCCATTATTGATTCATCTCTCTGTGTCCACTCGGATCTATTCATATCTTTGATATCATATTTCCAACTGTTCCAGCTATCAAGAACTTCTTCTTTCATCTTATCATTCATAGAACATACTCCTTATTTGATCTGTGTTGTAATATTTTAAGTCATCCTCTATAGGTTTAACTATTACGTTATCGAAACCAGATGATCTTAAATCTTTTGCCATATCATATGATTTAGATGTTGCATCTCTATCTAAACATACGTATAAATTTTTATAAGGTTTTAGATGTTCGAGGTGTGATGATTTTAAACTAGTACCCATTATTGCAATACCAGTTAATACATTAGATACTGCACATGCAGATGGGCAATCCTCTACAATAACAACATCCTCACAATCACCACATTTAAATGGTACATCTTTACTACCATACATAAACCATTTTGGAAACTCATTCTTATTTAATGCTCTACCTACCGCACCAACTATCCTATGATTTAATCTATTCTTAACTAGGAACACAACTCTATCTTGTCTTACATCATATTTAAAATCTGCTCTGCCCCAAGACCATGACTCCCAACAATTATTTTTATTCAACCAGTGCATAGCTTTATCATTAGAATATATTGATTGAAAACTATCTGGTATTGTAAAGTCTTTATCCTCTACATGTAAATCTTTATTACCAAAAAATACTTTCTCTACATAATTCATATCCTTATCTCCTATACTTTTACCTCTTGCTTTACAGGTTGCATGAAAACAAAACCAATATAATTTACTATCTGTAGTATCTATTGATAATGTATTTTTATTTTTACAGAATGGGCAATCCATTCTTGTCTGTATATCTTTTGAAAGTGATAAACCTTTTATAACTTGTAGCTGTTGTTTATAATTCAATAACTTA